GAATGACTACCAGCACAAATTACGGATGTTTTTTCACAAGAATACTTACCCGGGTAAAATTGATCTGGCTTATTCGTCCACATATCAGAGTACGGTAATAACACTAGCACACAAAAATACTGGCGCAGCTCTTTATATTCACTAAGTCAGTCACTTCTGTGATACATACATGGCCTCGAACCAGTGGTGTGTTTTCCCTTTTCCGGTTAACGTGACACACCAATAACTCTTGTCGAAAAAGCCAGCAAGCTGAAAGACCGGTATTCACCACCACCAGCGCGTTTAACGTACTGTACCGATTTCAGTTATAAAAAACCCGCCAGGCGGCGGGGTGTAAAAAGTCTTCTAACGTCAGGCATAAAACGCCCATTGTCAGAGCAAAATTACCACAGATTCCGGAAAAATCAACAACCCTATCGCGTTACCCTCTTCAACTGCCACTCTGCCCATGCCTCTGCAATATCAAACCGGACCACCAGCGTGTCATAAAATTGCTTAACTGTTTTTTCCCATGAAGCGCGTGTTATCTGATTTGTCACCTCACATATGGCATCAAATGCCTCCGTTGAAGGTAATCTTTCATAGCCACGCCCACCACAACGCTGACAGTTTCTGAAAACCGGCATACCTCGTTTTTCAGACTCTTCACGATGAATGGCAACACCGCGCCCACGGCAATCTTTACAGGCAGTGGAGACCTCCCCCTTTCCACCACACTCCAGACAGGCAACTTTTACCACCTCCCTGACTTTTTTCCATTCCTCCCAGTAAGACGGATACACGCCTTTTGTACACTTTGCCCATACTGGCGGCTTACCATCCGGATACTGAATCTTGTTTGTAAAAATCTCGCTTTCAATAAATTTTTTTCCGTGACAGCATGGGCACTGTTTTTTGCTCGCCGCGCTCCGGGCATAATCCTCAAACGCATACGAAGCCATAATGCGCATCACTACCGGTTTTATTTCTGCCGGAAGTTTTCTTAACGCTGCCACGCGATCACACCGACTGAGAGCGTATTCTGCCAGCAGTTCTGTTGCCCGCTCCCTGTCATTCATACTGATGCCCATTTTCCCAAGGAACGCAGAAAACCCCATCTCAGCCCGATTCTGTGTCATGCCCTGCGCTGCCATCACATCAGTGATACTCAGCGCATCTTTTGACGTTGAGGCCGATGCATCCGTCAGACCCGGTGATTTTGGGGAATAGTATTTTGGTAAATCTTCCAGTTTCATTCTTTTGCCTGCCCGCCATGCGTTATTTCGTAAATTTTCACACCAAGCCGTCCGCCTGGAACAGGCAGACCGCGCACAATATTAATTTCATCAAACTGCTCGTCGTCGATAAGTAGTCCTGCATGCGTCAGCGCATCCAGTGGCGCTTTCAGAATGTTGTCCAGGTCACGACGGCGCTTATCCGGTGGCTCTGCAATAATTTTTATTGTCAGCCTTCCGGGCAGGCTTAATTTCAACCGCTGCTGGCGAACAATAAGCGCTACTGCCCGGCGATAGCGCTTTCCCTCCTCAGATATAAAATATGTGCTGCCACGGCGTCGCCAGTAAGTGTTCACCGGCGGCGGGTAAGGTAAAACCAAATCTATGAGCATCAGTCACCTCTTTTACCCGAGCACGCCAGTCGCAAAGGCGTGATCAAGAAAACGAAAAATTAACTCAACCTGGGACCCGTACTTTTTCTCAAACTCCAGCGGGTCAGCATGAAGTTCGTTGTGGTGCTCCCGGCACAACGGTAGCGTGAAAATATCGTGGGATTTTGTCCCCATTCCGCCCTGACCATGACCAATCAGGTGATGCGGATCGTCGGCTGGCTTACCACAACACACGCGCGGCTGTGTCTTTACCCAGCGCGTGTATTTCTCGTTAACCCAGCGGCGACGTTTAGGCCGCTTCATGAAAGATTCCGGAGACTCCGGATCAACGGCAATGCTGACCACCGTCTTTTCCTGTGGTGGGTTCTGTTGCTGGTGGACGTGAAGCAACTGCGCAAGATTTTTTGTGCGCTGCTTCAGTATGCTGGTGGCTGTCTGCTCTCCCGGTATGATGTCGCTTTCACGGTACACAGAGCGAATTTTTTCCGCCGGTAATCCCAGAGAACGGCGTAATACAGCCTCCGGTAGTGCGTCCGCTACCTGATTGCAGACCGCCCACCAGGATAATTCAGCCAGCGATAATTCCCGCTCCTGTGTGCCATTCATTGCATGGCGTATGACGTCAATCATCCATGCTGACAGGTTTTGATGAGCAAGTTGCCCGAGTGACTCGGAGGTCTGGTCACGCAGCTGGTTGTCGCAGTGCCAGCACAACACCATCGCGCCGGTACCGTAACGGTGAATGACGGTTTCACTGTGGTGATAATCGCCGTGTGGCCACTGGCAGGATTTAACATGGCGCAGTAACCAGTCAGACAATGCGCCAGCGCCACCAGCAGCACGAATCACTCGTTCGTCGCTGAAAAATGGCAGTAATGATTTATCCTCCGCCAGCGGCTGGCGAACGGCAGGAACGACCCCGGACGGCAGATTACGCATGCTTTTCGGTTCCGGCTCCACCAGTACCCGGGTATTGTGGAATACCGGCATGGATTCACGGCCCGGCTTAACGATCACCAGCCCGAGTTCCGGTACCAGAACAGGTCGAAGTAATACCCGCACGTTACCTCCAGATGCGTTGCTGGAATGTGCGGAACGGACGCGGTGGGCGGTCGGAGTAAGGAAGCCTGACGGAGATTATCCAGTGACGGTAGTCGAGGCTAAGGGCTTTTTTAACCTCGTATCCGCGCCTGCGGTAACACTGAATTATCCATTCAGCCTGCTCTTCAGTGCATGGCGGATGCTGGAACCAGTCCGATTTGAATGCATGAAAACGCTGTCCGCGCCTGCTGGCAAAGACGGCAGAATCATCAGAATTGTGTAATTTGGTATCGTGCGCCATCGGTTGTCTCTGCTGGCGCAGCAGGTGCCAGTTGTTCAGGCTGGCGTATAAAGTATAAATAAACTGGTTCCAGTGTAAAGCCCCTACATTAATGGAATAAAAGTCAAACAACAGATTGCTGGGATAAACACAACGCTTATTATTAAAAGCGATTAGATAAATTAAATTTTAATGTTATGCAATTTTACCAGATCACCATAACATCTCGTTTGAAACCACCGAAACAACAACCATATCAATATTGATTATGTTAAAGTGAGTAAATATGGAAAACAACAAATCTGCACATTACGCTCCTTTTTTATCTGTGATACTTTTTGTTTCATGCTGTGTGTGGGCATTATTTTTATAAAAATATTTACAGATAAAATAAACCCGCCGAAGCGGGTTAAGCGCGGGTGCGTTGAGGATGCCTGACACATCAGAGGCGGCGAGGGATTTCTCCCTCGCCAAGTCTCTTACTCCTCAGGTTCGTAAGCTGTGAAGACAGCGACCTCCGTCTGGCCGGTTCGGATTCGTACCTCGCAGAGGTCTTTCCTCGTTACCAGTGCCGTCACTATGACGGTTAAACAGATGACGATCAGGGCGACTAACATCGCCTTTTGCTGCTTCATAGCCTGCTTCTCCTTGCCTTTCGGCACGTAAGAGGCTAACCTACATGTGTTCAGCATGGATTGAGCCTCAGATTAATGTTAAGCGTCTTGCAGGACGCGTAATGTTAACTGGGGCTTTTCTCTATCTGCCTTTGGTGTTCGTGCCTGAGGCAGACAGCCTCAAGCACCCATTATGATTTTAACCAAAGTCTTTATATCTATAAAGAGGCACAATATTACTCGATATATCATCATGTGTGCGCCTTATTCCAAACATTTTGGAAACAAAGCGTTCCCTCACTCCCGACATATCCAGTATCTGCTTCCAAGAAGATATATCCAGCAATTCAACTGCACAGGAAAGTAAGCGAGGTTTTTCCTCAGGGATTAACTCATCCCCCATCTCTCCCTTAATCGTCCCTCTTTTATTTAGATGGATAAATCCCGTTCTCATTTGTTGTGGCGTAATCAGCCCCAAAACCGTAGCACGATAAATACACATGCGAAGACTGATTTTCCATCGTTCTTTGAAATTAATTAGTGCATTCCAGTCAAGATGCGATCCTCGCATTTTAGGAAATTCATTAACGAACGAAACTCTAGGTACAAGGAATGCGCTCGAAAAATAATCCGCATGATGTTCTGTAATTTTATCCCCTGTTATAATCCCTTCATGCAAAACAAGATGCCCCAGTTCATGACCGAGATCTGAGCGAAATCGACACACACTCTTTTTCGCGGAATTTCTAATTATCAATGGGCGTTTACTATTAATAGTAAACGCATCAATACGATCATCCACGCCAGATACATGAGCAACAACAACCCCAATACTTTCCACGAAATTAACCATTGAAGATATCGGTCCCAGCCCCAAACCCCAATACCTTCTACAGGCCTCGGCAATTCTTTCAATATCTTCATCGGAGTTCAAAGGTAATCCGGACGTATCAGGAAAGTTCAATTCTGGAAGAACTATTTCTGTTTCCAAACACTTTACAAACTGCTCCAAAATTTCAGCTCGAGCCAGAATACTATTAGTTAAGGACTGCGTCCTTGATCTCTTGCTTCTGAAATGGCAGTTCTCGCTGTCTAATGGTGATTTCCTTCCAGTGAAGAAAAACGACTCTTTAACATCCAGATAATCTGCAAGAGCTGTCAACATCTGAGATGAAGGGGGATAACCACGCTCTAACTTGTTTATAAATTGCCGAGTCACCCCCAAAGCAGTAGCAAGCTCTTCGCCCGTAACCCCTTTAGCCTGACGAGCTAATTTTAAGCAGTCACCACGATAATTACCTATAGAATCAAATAGTTCCATATTTATCACTATCTGCTTTTTTCGCATTCTTAACACGCCGCTGCAAATTCAGCGGTGGTGTTTCCACGGCCTCTGGCAATACGTCAGTATTAGCTGCTTGTACTGGAGCATGGACTTTAGACACCAATTCGTATCTACTCACTACATTATTTGATGAATCAAAACCTATCAGGGCTAAAAGCCACGTTGGAGGTTCGATATCTTCATCTTTTTTATTTGCAGATGGCAATTTTTCAGCCAGAACACGCCATGTAACATCATGTTCAAAATTAACATCATCTTCAAAAAGAGATAACTGACGACACTCAACATCATTTTTACATAAGCGATGTTTCTTTTTTGGTGAATCCAGTTTATCGGTCACAAACTGTAACGGCACCCTGTTCAGGGTAAACACAAAATTCAGAGGTGTTGAAAGAATCGCCACTCCTTTGAGTTTTTTATGATTTTTTACAAGAAAGTTTTTTATCCATCCATAGGCCCTACATCCATTAATCCAGTTATCATCATACTCATGGCGATGGAACCATAATTCGCCAAGTACGTTAGCAAATTGCTGAAGAAGATTGATAACAGATTTTTCATCCAAACAAGGATTGATTTCAAAACACGGTTGGAGATTCTGTTCAGACGGCATAAGGTATCCCTCTCTCTTAAAACTCCGCTCATCTTTACGCAAAATTTTATTTTTGTAAACCTAATCTTTGGCGGATTTCACGAATTCGTCAACCAGTCGAACAAACTTTAACCACAATACATATTTATCTACATTGATATGAGTATCGCTAACACTATTGTGGGCATTCAGCTAGTATTACCAAGCCTTCAGGTGCGCGAAGTTGTTCCGCACAGTGCAGCAGCGCATCAGTCGCTTCCTTAAGCGTCACAGTGTCGCCATCACCCAGTCCTGCAATTTTTTCGTGCCTGACAAACGCCGCGCAAAGGTCGTTAAACGCCCCTGCCCGCACATCCGCCAGGAAAGCGTTGGCAGCAGCCAAATCCTGGTAGTCAATCCCGCTCACTGTGCCACCTCCTGAAAATTCCCCTGATAAAACGCCAGCACGCGCTGCATAACTTCGCTCTTCCGGCACTCGCTACAGATTATGTTCTGACGCCTGTCGTAGTGGCGTATTTCTCCGTCTGGTAATGACCAGATAAGGTCAGGATCAACCACAGATGGTTTCTTCACCTTTGCCCTGGATAGTTTTTTGCGGGCATTTTGCCAGTCCTTACGAGCCTGTTCTGGCGGGAATAACCCGTAGCCGGAGTTATATACATCGCCACTGGCAACAAGCTCTCTGGCGAGAACACTCATCAGATATCTTGTCGCGCCTGTTTTAGCTTCCAGTTGTCGTAACGTCTCTCGCTCGCTCTGGCGTACGAGATCAACAATCTGCCCTTTAATTTTTTCTCGCTCTTCCTGTGTTAATACTTTTGCCATAAGCCCTCCCCTAGAATCACTTTTCCGACACAATACGACTGGAGGAATCGACAATCTGACGGACAATATCCTGGTGCTTGTTCAGCTCACGCAGCGCGGCGCAGACTCGCTCCCACTTCTGGACATGACTTTTCGCCCGACGCAGTTCGCGGTTTGCCATATGCAGCGATGGTAAAACCAGGTCATCTGCTCGCGTTTCAGTGAACGATGGCAGCGGCTGCACAATGTCCGCCACAGTTTCTGTTTTAATTTCTTCCTGTATTGCAGCCTCCTGTACTGGTAAAACAACACATGCAGGCTGAGGAAAGGCTTTACCATCAGTTTCCGCTACCGATGCAGCTTTCGGCTCTGCTGGTAAATTACCGCCCGGCATGCAGTAACGAAATTTACCGTTCTGATTTACGCGAATCAGGCGTCCTTTGCTGATTGCCATTGCCAGCGTTGAAGCAACTTTGCGGGATGTGGTACCGAACAGCGTAGCCAGTTCATCCGCCGTTTGTGGTCCGCGTTGTTCAATCGTCGCGGTTAAATCGCACTCTGAGATTTTCGCTACTGTTGCCGTGGCGATTTCTTCCGGCTGTTCTTCCGGCACTGGATGTTCCTGCTGAACGTTGTTATCGGCCACACGTCAGGTGTACGCGCTTTTATCAACGAATCCAGCCTTTTTCAGTTCCCACAGCTCGTTCAGCACTTCTTCACGACTGATATCAAGTCGCGCAGCCAGTTCTACCGACGTGGCTTTTCCCATTGCTTTCAGTGCATCAAAAACGGTTTCCATTAAAATTTCCTCCCGGTAAAAATCACTTCGCAATTCCTGGCTGGACGACATTCGGACGCCAGCTCTCCCAATTAAAATTCACCCATCGCCCGCCGTTCATGGTCATGCGATCTATAATCCTCTCGCCGAGCAATGTTTTCATGGCCTCATAGTTCAGGTTTGTCAGCATCCCCACGCTGCACATCGACGCTGTCCGGCGATCAACAATCTGGTGCAGCACCACCTGCTCGTTTTTTGTCTCGCGCTGAATGCCAATTTCATCAAGAACCAGCAGATCCACTTGGCACAGTTCCCGCAAAAATTTTTCGCCTGATTGCCCGTCGTCATAGCTGGCGTGTAGAGCACTCATAACATCAGCCACGGTAACCACAATCACTGTCTGACCGTCTTTCAGCAGGCGATTCCCGATAGCTGCCGCTAAGTGATTCTTCCCGGTACCAGGTTTTCCGCTGAACGCAAAATTTGTACACCCGGTCATCAGTTCATCGGCGATGGATTTCGCCTGGCTTAACGCGTATCGCTGGCCGTCGTTCTGCACCTGGTAATTCGCAAACGAGCATTTACGGTGCAACGGCTGGATGCCTGAGCGATTCAGAATTTTTTCCACCCGCAACTGGCGATTCAGGCGGTTGATCTCCTCGCTACGTTTCTGGCCTTCAGCAAGTTGCCACTCGCGCCACTCCGCAACCGTTCTGAATGGGGCGGTTACATGTGGTGGGGCCAGTCTGCGGATACGCTCCAGAACGCCTCCTGTCGCAATATTTTTCATGGTCTGTTACCCCCTGAAGCCAGGCGGGATCGCACTGTCCGGCAACGAGACGGTGTTAACCTGTCGGAGCAACGTCTCAGGCCGAACACCTTTCGGCGCGAACAGGCCCTGGTATTCATTGGCGATGCTGTGTCGAATCACCTGCTCAGGTGTAAAACCCTGCTGACGGAATTTTTCCAGTTCCCGTATCGCCCCGTTAGCGCCCTGCTCCGTTCGAATCGGTTTTCGCAATGCCTGTCTGAACCGGACCCACTCATGCCAGAGTGTTTCCGGCAACCAATCGGGCAGCTCAATAGCCTCCGGCTCGAATTTTTTAGACGCTCGTTTTTGGCGAGGGGGATTTAGGGGGAGATCAGTATTTAGATCTTCCTCTTCCTCTTCCTCTGGTAACGCTTTTTGATCCGTTTGTGTAACGCCGGCAGCGTTACCTTTTCGTTTCAGTTCACGTATTTTTGTAACTCGCTCGTTTGTAACCGCCCGTTTTTTAGAGCTTTTTCCGTTATGGCGTTCAAAGTTAGGTAGAGAAAGCCCAACGTCATTTTCGACCAGCCATCCAACCTGAATTAACGCATCAGCAAAACCAGCCATAAAAGTGATGCGATCTATTGCACTTTTTGTAACGCCGCGAGCGTTACAATCTGCATTACCGTCTATCATTTGTTGATCCGCCCATGCCCAGAAGCGAATAACCTTCCCTAATGCGGCATCTGGATCAATATTCAGAATCTCAGCAAGCCTGAATATTTCCGGCTTATCCGGCGTAATAACCTCGAGCTTTATCCAGTTTGAAGCCATTTGTTTTCACCTTGTAACGCTCGCAGCGTTACATTTAACTGATACCGAACAAAACAATCCGGCACGATTAATTTCAATCAATGCACTACGACAGAATCACCGGGCGACCCACCACCGCTGAAATGTGCTTTCCGGTAAACGGCCTGGACTGCATCATCATGCGCATCAATTGCCGTACTCAACGCTTCCTGCGCCGCCAGTAATGCACGGCGTTCCAGGGTATCGAAGATGCAGAGTCGGTGACGCAGCTCGCGCGGAAGAATTGCCAGAACCGCAGGGATCAGTGTCTGAATTTTTTCCCTTTGCGCTTTCGTTTCACCTTTTAACCAACGGTGATAGATGTTCTGCTGATTATTCCAGTCCTTGCCTGGTACCAGGGGCAATTCGCCGCCTCCCTGGCGCAGATATTCTTCAGTAATTGCATTGGCTACCCATGCCTGCCCTTTTTCAGCGGCCAGGGCTAACAGCACTGATTCGATGTGCTCATGCCTGATTTTCATGAATCAACCGCTCCTATGCTGTTTTCGCTATGCTTACCGTCTGGGGGGAATACATCGTCAAGTCCACAATGAGCGCCAAGCCGATTAAGGGTAGAAACAATTTTTCTGCACTCCTCTAGCCCAGGGGTACGAAAATTTGCTTCGTAATTTGCCAGTCGGCTTTGTATCCACCCTAACTGAACAGCGAGTTGTCTTTGAGACAACCCAAGCTGTTTTCGATATGTTGAAATTTTGTTCATTGAAAACCTCCGATGACAATTTTAAACACACCTTGTGTTATATGGTCAAGCCATTTTGTGTTTTATGTAAATCACGATTCGTGATACAAGGATGCAATGGAAAAAGAAAACGAAAAAATTGCCGCTAGTAGGCTCAATGACAAAATTGCAATGCGTCTTAAAGAGCGCAGGCAGAAGCTTGGTTTATCTCAAGGAAAACTTGCTGAAATCTGCGGATGGACGCAATCGCGTATAGGTAACTATGAGGCGGGCAGCAGAAATGTTGGAGTGCATGACGCTGTCGTATTGGGAAAGGCACTTGGCATATCTCCTCCTGAGCTCCTCTTTGGAGAACAGGAATCTTCTGAATTGTGGTTAAATGAATCCCAACGAAAACTTCTTGAGTTGTTTAACCAGCTACCGGGCTCAGAACAACAACGAATGATTGAGCTATTTGAAGTCCGGCTAAAAGAAATCGATGAGTATGTAGAAAAATATTTGAGAGGCAGGCTTAAAGATAATCCCCCACCGGAGTAATGATCTTGCTATCACAGTAATATGCCAATCAGCCCGCTATCAGCGGGCTTTTTTGTACCATCATCATATGACACCCACCACAAAACACATTTCGTGTTGACACAAGAAAACACATTGTGTTTAATAAGCATATCCAAACAACGCCCCACCAGAGAACGGCAGGACAATACCTCGAGTTATCCAGCCACTGAACAGGGCTAAGTAGCCAGCCTGAGGCATACGAACATGACGGCAGTTGTTGATTGATACAAAGCGCAGTAGATAAAACGTTCCGCCACCCGGCGTTAAGGGGAAATGAGGTCAACATGGATACTATCGATCTTGGCAACAACGAATCTCTGGTATGTGGCGTGTTTCCCAATCAGGACGGCACATTCACCGCCATGACGTATACCAAAAGCAAAACGTTTAAAACCGAAGCTGGCGCACGTCGCTGGCTTGCCAGAAATACTTGCTAATCCATTATTTGGATTAATTCAATATTCTCGCTGTAGGGGTATAGCAGAAACCACCAAAGCCCGGAGGTGGTGAAATAAAACCGGGCACAACACGAAGGCGCATTTCCG